TGTCTTAAAGAATCAAAAAAAGAACTTGTAACTACTTTACGATGCAATGATAAAATCACAGCAACCGAGAAACTTGTTGATATGCAGTTTCAAAATCATTCAGAACATATTAAGAGGCTTGAGCAAGCACAAACAGAAGGATTCAAGGCCATCTTTGAAAAGCTCGACCGGATAATTGCCAATGGAGGATCGTGATGAAAATTGTAGATACCCGAGATAAGTCTATGTCTACTGACGATGCAACAGTAGCACAGGCCCTTGTTCGGTTTGAGCAGTCCAGTACATACGAGAGTAATAACCGCAAAGATGCTCTTAACGATCTACGAATGTTAGCGGGACTTGACCATTGGCCCGGTAAAATAAAAAAAGAGCGAGAGGATTCGGGTAGACCCGCACTTACCATCAACAAACTACCCGCTTTTGTGGATCAAGTACTGAATGATAACCGACTCAACAAAATTTCCATCAAAGTGCTTCCCAATGGGGGAGGGGCTACTGTTGAATTAGCTGAAATGTTTAATGGTCTTATCCGAAATATTGAGAACGTATCTGTTGCTGATGTGGCGTATCAAACGGCTCTGGAGGGGGCGGTGAATAATGGATTTGGGTATTTTCGCATAACCTCCGAGTTTGCCGATGATACTTCATTTGATCAAGAGTTGCGGATTGAGCGAATAAAAAATCCTCTGACAGTATATATGGACCCAAACCACGTAAAACATGATGGTAGTGATTGTCGTTATATATTTGTTACAGAAATGATACCCCGAAAGGAATATGAAGCTAGATACCCTGGGAAATCTGCCCCCTCTGAATTTCCGTCAGATGAGATATATCAGTTGTGGGGCGGGGAGGACAAAGTAAGGGTTGCAGAATATTGGGTGAAAGAACCAGTAAATAAAACACTGGTATTATTGAGTGATGGAAGAACGGTAGATGGGGATGAATGGGAACAACAACTACCTGCCTTACGAGAACAGGAACACATAATACATCTGGAGCCTAATCCGCAGGACCCGGAGGGAGAGCCGATAGAGGTAGATGGCCCATCTCCTGAGGGCTCTGGTTGGCCTCAAACTACTCTTAACAAAGTTCCCGAGATCGTTCGTAGTAGAACCATAAAAACTTACAAAATAGTACAATACCTTATTGACGGGTCTAAGATAATTGATAGAACGGAGTGGTTGGGGAAATATATTCCTATAGTGCCAGTTTGGGGGAAGGAATTGGTGATAGATAATGAGCGATATTTGCGTGGTCTTATCCGATTTGCCAAAGATCCCCAGAAGATGTACAACTACTTTCGGACTGCTGCCACCGAGACTGTAGCCTTGACTCCTAAGGCCCCCTATATTCTGGAGGAAAAACAGATAGAAGGACATGAAAATGAATGGGATTCTATTGGAACTACTAATAGACCCTATATAACCTACAAGGCAGTGCCGGGGGTTAACGCCCCGATGCGTCAAGTTGTTACCCAAACTGCCATTGGGGAGATCACAGAGTCCAATCTGGCCAATGACGAGATGAAGGCCACTACCTCCATGTTTGATGCGTCCCTGGGGGCTCAGGGGAATGAGGTCTCTGGGAGGGCCATCTTTGCCCGACAGCGGGAAGGGGATGTTGCCAACTTCACTTATCACGACAACTTGAAGCGAGCTATTAAATATGCCGGAGATATACTGGTTGATCTTATCCCCAAAATATATGATACGGAACGACAAATCGCAATTATAAACCCAGACGAGACAGATGATATTGTAACTGTAAATCAGCAAATTGGGGATGTGATCTTAAACGATTTTACTCAAGGGAACTACAAAGTAACAGTTACTACTGGCCCAAGCTTCACTACCCAAAGAATGGAAGCAACACAATCAATGCTAGATTTTATGCGGGTAGCTCCAGAGGCTGCTACTATGATGATAGATTTGGTTGCTGAAAATATGGATTGGCCGGGGGCTATCAAGATCGCTCGGAGGATGAAAAAGCTGTTGCCGCCGGGGATAGACGACGAGGGGCCTCCACCACCGCAGGAACCCAGCATTGATGACACCACCAAACAGTTAAAGGCAGAGGGTATTAGCCTTGGTAATATGAAGAAGAAACTTGATATTGTGGAGAAGAAACGAGAACTGGAAGGGCGGGATATGGATCTGGCCGCTGCCGGAGCTCAAGGGGCTATGCAAGCGTTGGGGTTAATAGGGGGTGAGGATGACACTCAGAGAAGGTGATATCGAATCACTAAAGCGCAAGATGAAAGATGAAGGTAGACCCATCAAGACTGATGTAATCCGAGATGGGGAAGGTAATACCTACCACATAACCGACAAAAAAGGTAGAGTTACAATAAGGGAAACAACCTAAACCCGTACCGGACGGGATTCCGGGGTAAAAATTCGGCTATAGGCCGCAGGAGGAATGCAATGGTGGACCAAGTAGTGGAACCGGTAGTGGAACCAGTGATAGAGCCAAAAGGCGATGGGATTATTCCCGGCGAAGATGGGGACCCGCAACCCCCAACGGAACCTACCCCCATTGACGGGGTACAGAAGCGCATCGATGAGTTAACAAGGAAAAGAAGGGAAGCGGAGAGGGATGCGGCCTATTGGAGGGGTAAGGCTGAATCTGTACCGGCCCCGACCCCGGAACCTGCTGCTACTCCCACAACAGAGCTGGACCCGGACGATTTTGATACTGACTCCGATTATCTTCGAGCAGTAGCTAAACAAGTTCGGGATGAAATTATGGCTGCCGCTAATAGCCGTGAGGCTGCTTTGGAGATAGAGAGGGATAAAGCCGATATTTCCAAGGCATACGTGAAGGCTAGAGCTAAATACCCCGATTTTGATGCTGTAGCTCTTAACCCGGCTATCCAGGTTACTCAAAATATGTTTGACGCTTCTAGGGGAGATAATATGGGGGATGTGTTATATTACTTGGGTAAAAACCCGGATGAGGCATCCCGTATTGCTTCCCTCCCAGCAGTACAACAACTAAAGGAAATTGGTAAATTGGAAGTTATTATTGCCAATAAATCAAAGAAATCAACAAAAACACCTGATCCACCTAGGACGGTTGGAGGGGGCTCTTCTCCTTCTAGTAAGAAAGAAGAGGATATGAGTAGGGCCGAACTTCATGCCAAGTGGGAAGCGGACAGGAGAAAGCGAATAACAGGTAAATAATTATGGCTGATACTTTTTTAACCCACAGTATGATTGCTGAACGTGCCCTGTTTGACCTGCAGAATGAACTTACTATGTCAGGTCAAGTTTATAAGGGGTACAATCAGGAATTCCAAACCCCCGTTGGAGGATTTAAGAAAGGGGCCTCCGTAACTATCCATCTCCCCAACAAATTTCGGGCTAAAGATGGAGCAACTCTTGATCTTGTTGACGTCCAGGAACAAAGTACTACTGTAACCGTGGACAAGCAGAAGCATGTTGGTTGGGATTTCCTGGCTAAGGACCTCACCCTATCAATTGAGGGGTTCTCCAAGAAGTACATTCGACCGGCTACGATCGCTCTCGCTAACAAAATTGACTTGGGCGGTTGTTCTGAATATGTCAACATTTACAATCTGGTAGGTACCCCCGGCACTACCCCTGCAGATTTTGGTGTACTTGCCGATGCTGCAGCTCGGATGGATAATGAGGCCGTTCCTCGGGTAGACAGGGTATGTGTCCTTTCACCCAAGGCTCATTGGGCTATGGCAGATGGGGAGTTCAAGGGTCTTTTCAATTCCAACTTGGTAGATACCATGCTCCGAAAAGGATTTATTGGTAATTTCGCCATGATGGATTTCTTTATGGATCAGAATATGCAGACTCACACTGTTGGTACTTGGTCTACTAGCTCCACTGGGGTAATGAATGGTACTACTTCTGAGGGTGCTACTTCTCTTGTTACCGATGGTTGGGCAATTCTACCGCTATCCTCAAAAAGGGTGATGTGTTCACTGTAGCTGGGGTATATGGTGTGAATCCAGTTTCTGGGCAAGTTTGGGAGGGCAACCAGCTTCGTCAGTTCGTAGCTACTGCTGATGTTTCCTCTGACGGTTCTGGCAATGCCACTATTCCTATTTCCCCCAAGATTTACAGTTCATCCGCTGCAGAAGATTATCTTCCGTACCAAACGGTGGGGGCTCTCCCGGCCAATGGGGCTGCTATTACGGTTGTGGGGACTGAGGATACTGGTTACGTGCAGAATATGGCGTTTCATCCGGACTGCTTCGCTCTTACTATGGTTCCGTATTCCAAACCCAAATCTGCTGGCCAATCAGTAATGTGGGCTCAGGCTTCTGATCCTCAGTTGGGGTTGTCAATCACGGTTAGTACCGCTTTTGATATTGTCAACTTCAAAGAGGTTACTCGTCTGGATGTGTTATATGGATGGGATACCATTCGCCCAGAATTGGGAGTGAGAATTACTGGTTAGTAATAAATACCGGTAGATTACAATGAATTACGGGGGGCCTGGGTAGGCCTAGGCCCCCATTTTGAGGAGGAGCAAATGAGTTATAGACATGCGCCAACGTGGTTGTTCAATATTGACGGGGATACTGCTTTTTTTAAAACACAAGAGGAAGTGGATAAGGCTTGGGAAGAGGGATGGTTTGGACCTAGGGGGTTAGCCCGCAATATCCCGTTGTTATCCCAGATGGAGTTTACATCCAAGGCCCACATGAAGGAAATTGTAGAGTCTGACCCCCGATATGTCGGGTTGAAACTAAACACCAAAAAATCGGTAGTGGAGCTGGAAAGCGAAATTGTAGCCTTTGAGGAAGAAAACGAACTTACCGATACAATTCTTACTTTGGAGTAGTTATGTCTAGTTTATCGGCAAATACCATAATCCAGAGAGCTTTGACAAGGGCCAGGGTAATATCTCCCGGAGAGTCAATACCTGCGGGGAAACTCGACCAGGCATATAATGATTTAAACGACCTGTTGGAATCGTGTCAATAGAGCACCTTATGGTTCTTGTCGGTACAATCGAGGACTTTACTCTAACCGCCAATATTGACAGTTACACTTGGGGTAGCGGCGGGGCTATTAGTACGGCTAGACCTATTGCTCTATTGGGTGGTTGCTATGTCCGATCTGGTTCGATAGATTATCCCCTTAACACAGTAAACATCAAAGATTATTTGGGGAAAGCACACAAGTCCTCCGCCAGAGTTCCGTCGATAATTGCTCTTGCTCCCGGATATCCATTGTCCACTGTCTATTTCAACTCTACTCCGTCCGAAGCTTATGTTGTAACCTTACACTCCAGCAAAGAATTAAGTTCATTTGCGGACAAGACCACTGCCGTCTCTTTGGCCCCTGGATATAGTAGAGCTATAATCTCCAATTTGGCGGTGGAATTGTCAATCACATATGGGAAAAAGGTATCAAAGGAGTTGGCCTTTGCTGCTAAGGAGTCCAAGAATAACATTAAATCTGCCAACTTTCGGATTCCCCCTGTAGCTACTCCTTCTGAGTTTACGGCTGTAACATGTGGTAGTACTACTGGTGATATAAACAATGGACCATATTAGGGGGTAACATGAGACTCGAAATACCATTTTGTGGTCCAACATATGAAACTGAATCACCCCTCATATCCCCCCATACCTATACGTCGTAGCCTATGATAAGATGTTTCGAGTGGACTCCTCCGGGACCAAAACCGAGCTCGGCACTCTTAATACTTCCAATGGTCTTGTTGGTATAGACACTAATGGTATTGATGTGGTCGTTGTTGATGGCCCTAATGGGTACGTGTATGATATGGCCACTGAGTCCTTCACTCAGATAACTGACGAGGACTTTCCCGGTGGAGATTCCATCACCCAAATTGACGGGTATTATCTTGTGAACCGTCCCGGTACTGGCCAAATTTACCGTTCTGATTGGAATGATGGTTCCTCTTGGGGCGGTCTTGCCTTCTCTACTGCTGGGGGTGACCCAGATAATGTTATTGGTCTTATGGCGGATCATCGAGACGTATGGATATTTGGAGAGTACACTACAGAGGTGTGGTTTAATACGGGAGAGGCCACTTTTAATTTTGCTCGAATCGAGGGAGCCTTTATTGAGGCTGGGGGCACATCCCATCACGCATTCACCAAAGCCAATAATGCCGTCTATTGGCTCGGCAAGGATAAATTGGGGAAGGGGCAGGTGTATCAAGCTTTGGGTCGAGTCCCTAAGGTAATAAGTACCACCCCTATCAACAATGCCATCGCCAAATACGACCTATCCGATGCCTATATGTTCTCCTATCAACAGGAAGGGCATACCCATGTGGTACTTACAATCCCAGAGGCCAATGAAACTTTGGTATATGACTCTTCTACCGGCTTCTGGCATAAGCGATCTTCCGTCTTCAATCATATAAATCATAGGTGGCGGGCAATGTGCCATTGTTTTTTTGCGGATATGAATCTGGTTGGTGATTGGAATTTGGGCAAACTATATAAAGTGGACACTTCTGTTTATACTGACAATGGAGATCCTATTATATCCACTCGTATTTCCCCCATTATCAGCAGTGATCAGAAGAGAATAACAGTAGACTGTGTTAGAATGATAGTGGAGCCGGGAGTAGGGCTTATAGATGGTGATGACCAAAACACGGACCCCCAAGCCATGTTTAGTTGGTCTCGTGATGGGGGCCGTACATGGATTGCGGAAGTAGATCTCCCTCTGGGTAAGACGGGGGAATTTGATGGGGTTTCGTATGTACACCAATTAGGTCAAGGAAGAAATTGGGCTTTCCGAATCAGAATTTCCGCAGCGGTAAAGCGCATAATTCTGGGGGCAATTGCGGAGGTGGAGGCTGATGAGTAAACTTACTGCCCCTAAGGTTCCTAATTCCGTTATGTTTGTTGGGGGAGTAATGAGCCGGGAAT